CAACATCCCGTGTTATGCTGGCCAATGTACATCCTTTCATTAGCAAGGATATTTCACTGTCACACAACGGCGTGTTGTCTTGGATTGGAAAAGGCCCGGAACCCAAAGCGAACAACCATTGTGACAGTGAACAGTTCTTGAATTGGTTTAATAGCCAAAAGGCCCCGTTTGAAAACACTAAGGCAAATTGGAGTGGATACGGTGTATTCGGCATTATCAACAGCAAACGCAAAACCCTGACAGTCGCTAAATGTGGCAACGGTAAATTGTCCTATTGTTCAAACAACAGTGGCATTCACATGTGGTCGACAGAATCACGGGATTTAGAGTCTATTGCAAAAGTGTTGTCAGACAGTGCAACCAAGCCCCTGTCTATGCGTCCAAACACTGTTTGCCAGTTTAACATCCAAGGAAGGAAGCCCCGTCTGCTAAGTGTGAACAACTGGCAAGGTTTTGGTTCTGTTGCAACTAGATCTGCCGATTGGTTCAAGTCAATGGGGCAAACAACCACAACTGGCAGACAGCTAAGCTATCGAAAGGATGTATGGCCAATCAATGCCAGTGATTCGTTTCCTGATTATGAACCCACACACACTGTCAAAGTGTTGGGGAAAACAGAATGAAGCCCCTGTTGCGAGTGTTGGGGTATTTAGCGTTGTGTCTGCTGTTCACGATACTGCTCATTCTTTCAGCACTGGCAGGAAACGGTAAACCATAGCAAGCCCCGAAAAGCCCCGCCTATTGCAAGCCCCTAGGAAGCCCCTAGGGGCTCTTTCTTTGCCCCGATAGTACCGACGCCCCGCCCCGCTCTTCCTTCCTAGTAGGCCAATGTCCCATTCCTAGTCCGGTCGCTTGTCCCCCTTGTCCCCTTGCCAGGATTTGACACTAGACCCCCAGGTTGACCCCCACGACATCCCATGTCCGACCCCACTATTTACATAGCAGTCCAGGGTAGGACATTTCGTGTCGCACCCCGTTACACCGGCCCAGGATCCGCCGCCCGCGCCCCGCGCCCGCCCCCGCGGTCCCGGTTCTCATGGTGCGGTATTCCGGATTTCCCATACGCCATACGGAATTCGGAATTCGGAAATCCAAAATCGGGAACCGGGGTACAGGAAATCTTCATGGTGCGGTATTTTCCCCCTTGACCACCTGATCATGGTGCGGTAGGTTCACCCCCGAACAACGACTATGGGAACATGGATACTACCAAAACAATTACACACCTTGGCTTGTGCGCTGGATACGGCGGCATTGAGCTTGGACTCAAACGAGCAGTCCCAGGTCTGCGCACAATCGCTCTTTGTGAGATCGAAGCCTACGCAATTGCGAATCTGGTCAGCAAAATGGAAGCGGGACTCATGGACCCAGCACCTATCTGGCCGGATCTTAAGACCTTCCCTTGGGCAGCGTTTCGCGACCGAGTGGACATCCTCACTGGGGGCTACCCATGCCAGCCCTTCAGTGCAGCCGGCCAACGCCGAGGCAAGGACGACCCAAGGCACCTCTGGCCCTACATCGCAGACGGTATTCGACTTCTCAAACCCAAGTGCTGCTTCTTTGAGAACGTCGAAGGACATATCAGCCTGGGGCTGTCCGACGTCATCGAAGACCTGGCAGGAATGGGTTATCGAACGACGTGGGGCATATTCAGCGCGTCTGAATGCGGTGCGCCACACCAGAGAAAGCGGGTCTTCATCATGGCCAACCGCTGCGACACGGGATTACAAGGGACAGAGTGGATCCGGGAGGCAGGAACGGAAAGGCCACCCAGCGGACACACTTCCCAATGCAATGGCTCAGTGGCCGTCGCCAGTGGCCTCGGAGGTGCGTCAGGGCTTTCAGGACCGTTCCCGAGGCATGAAGGGCAGTCAGGAGAGCCTGACGACAGTGGTTATAAAGTCATGGCCGACGCCGAATGCGGCGGATTCGTTGCAGGGAGGAACAACGCAGGGCAATCGCAAGGATCCCAATCTGAGTATTGCAGTGCATGGCCCTCCCGTCCCGGCGAGCAGCAATACGCCTGGGAGCCGCCGAGGGTCACTCAACCCGAGGTGGTGCGAAACCCTGATGGGCCTGCCAGTGGGCTGGACTATGCCCAGTTGTGCGTCACCTGTGACAATAGAACGGATGAACTCCGATTACTCGGAAACGGCGTCGTCCCGGCAACCGCGGAACGAGCCTTCCGAACCCTGCTCCGAGAAGTAACCTCCAAGTAGGCCATCCCACTCCCCTCCCCAGCGACCCCCGGACCCCCATCCGGGGATTTTCGTTTCTAAGCGGTCCCACCCCCCTAACCGGATACACAGTCCATTTCGCAATCAAACGCGCTCCTAACCCCCTTTCCGCTCCAGCAATCGCTATCCACCATCCACCACCACAACCACCCACACGGGTACTTCGCAATCAGTTGGGGGTTCCTCAATAAATGCCGCCGCCGCGGGGGGCCGTTAGAGCCCCCCAGAGCGTTGCGGCGATGCATTTATTGACTCCCTTTTAAGGGAGTATTAAGACTCCCTTTTAGGGGAGATAGCGGGGGGGGCTGGGAACTTCCTGCTACCACAATTTGAATTTCCTTTTGGATAGTTGACTGGCGTCCTGGGAGAAGCTACCTTGTTCGTCCCATGAGTTACCTAGAGAATGGTTCCACCCTCCGCGCCATGTTCCGCCTGATGCCGCCGATGAGGCACGATGCCGACCCCACACGGTCTGATGTTGTGGCCTACATCCGCGAGAATCTCCGCTGTGAACTGGGTCGTGCGCTCCGTGCGTTTGATTCGATGCGCCACCTGAAGAGCGCGGTTCTGATATACGATCGTATTCATCGTCAGTGGCGTGGATGTGATTGGATGCCCATTGAGGAGGTGGACAAGATATCGCTATTGATGAGTACTGTTACAGAGCTGAAGCGTGATATATCTTCATTGAGAACGGAGCTTCGGAAGGTGAAGCATGAGATGGTCTCGCTGCGCCGTCGCAAAGGTGGCAGGAGGGATGAGGAGGTGGCCGACGATGAGGTGGGTGATGTCGATCCGGAGCCTAAGCCTGAGCAGCAACAAGCCGCTCCCCCCGAAGAGAAAGCGGCTGATCCGGAGGAATGGTTCCGAGCTATGCGCGTCGCCCTTTACGGGGCTGATACGGCTTCTCCTCCTTCAGTTGCGCCCCCGTCATCATCATCGGATTCCACTGTTCCCATACGATCCCGCTGGGAGCGTGCTGAAGGTTGAGTGTGTTGGCCGGGAGACGCGATCCGCGCTTGCAGAAGGCTAACTGGAAGCGTCGAGGCTTTGATTGGCCTACTTCTGCAAGGACCGCGATCTCCCGCGCCCAATTGGCAAGCTCGGAGCTTCCGAACCCTGCGTGGGCCAGCTCCATTGTGGTGAGCGGTTCTCCGTCCTTGCGCTGGGTTTTCCCGATGTGGTGCATCCAGATCCAAGCGACCTTGGTCTGGTGGAGGATGGGCTGGAGCTTGTTGCGCAAGAACACACTGACCTCGCCTTGGTCGCTGAGATCGCCACCGAAGTAGGAGAACAGGGGATCTCCGATGATGACATCTAGCTTGGAGCGTGTGATGAACCGGCGGGCATAGGCGAGGAACTGATCACCGGTGCGAACGGACTCGGTGCGGAAGTGGAGGTTCTCTTGAAGGGTTCCGATGTCGCTGACGCCCATGTTGAGTCCTTGGACGACTCCCCGGAAGGATTCAGCGAGGTCGCCCTTGTCATTCTCGGCTTGGACGATACCGATGCGGAGCGGACGCACTGGAGCTATTCCGAAGAAGTCTTTGCCTAGAGCCCAGCGGATGACGATCTGCATCATCATGGACGACTTCCCGATGCCGGTTCCGCCGCTGATGATCATGGAGGATCCGCGGGTGAGCCAGCGTTTGCCGATGAGGTTGTCCGGATCTTTGGTCGGATCAAAGTTGATGAGGTCTTTGACCGTGACGATGGTGGACTGGTCATCATCGGTCTCGCGGTTGGTGAGCCAATCCTCCCAGGATGCGGCACCGAGGCTGGTGGCCAGCAGCCGCTGTTGGGATGTCGGGCTGCGCCATGCGCCGGGGAGGCGGGAGTAGCGCGATGGGTTCTTGTTCTTGGCATCGATGCCGGGGATTGCGGAGTAGATGAGATCCCGGCGGGCGTCCCATTCCTTGCGGGATGGCGCGTCCACCCGGACCCAGCCAAGGATGCTCTTGCCCCCGGAGTCGATGAGGACGGTGATGGGCAGGCCAGAGTCCCGCAGCCGCTTCTCCT